GAGATAACTTTAACTTCGTGTTTAATATTGCAAATCTGAAAATGATCCCGGGCGATTACGAAGTTGGTATTTCATCCAAACTAATTTCACATTTTGTTAACAAAGAAATGGGCATAGAATATTGGATTGCCCTTGAAAAGACATCAACCTTCGGAGTATAATATGTCAGATAAAAAAGAAGAAGCAGTAGAAACAGTTACTGATGAACATGCGCCAATGTATGAAACATCAAATCGTGCTGCTCGTAGTATGGTAGCTGTAATTGATACTATGTGCCAGCGTGGTGGATTTAAAGGTGAAGAGCTTTCTACTATTGGTACGCTCCGCGATCAATGCGTACAATTAATTCAAATGGCAGAGAACTATCAGCAGGAGCAAGCTACTAAATAATTATGTACTTTCCTATTGAACCGTGTTACTATATTATATTATGAAGGAAAGACTATGTCAAACGAATTTTTATGGGTCGAAAAATATCGGCCAAAAGCAATTTCTGAAACAATTTTGCCTCCCCGACTTAAAGATGTGTTTCAGAAAATGGTGGATACCGGTGAATTGCCTAATATGCTTTTCACCGGTACTGCCGGTTTAGGTAAGACCACAGTTGCTAAAGCGCTATGCAATGAACTAGGTTTAGATTTCATTGTAATCAATGGCTCTGAAGAAGGCAACATAGATACTCTTCGCGGTAAAATAAAACAATTTGCGTCTTCTGTTTCTTTACAAGGAGGATTTAAAGTTGTTATCTTAGACGAAGCAGATTATCTTAATCCACAATCTACTCAACCTGCGCTTCGCGGATTCATTGAAGAGTTTAGCAATAATTGCCGGTTTATTCTTACTTGTAATTTTAAAAACCGTATTATCGAACCACTTCATTCTCGTTGTGGTGTATACGAATTTAATACTTCGAAGAAAGAAATGGCCGAGCTAGCAGCACAATTTTTTAAACGATTTATATATATACTAGGTCAAGAAAACATTCCGTTTGAAAAAAACGCAGCGGCAAATCTTGTAATGAAATATGCACCAGATTGGAGGAGGGTGTTAAATGAAGGACAAAGAGGTGGGTTTAGTGATAGCGGCATTAATGGTAATGATAATAGTAATGGCCTTACTTCCGTTGGTGCTCTCACCAAGCATCTAAAAGAAAAAGACTTCAAGAAAATGAGGCACTGGGTCGCTAATAATATGGACGTAGATGCTTCAACTATATTTCGTGGTTTATACGATAGTATGACTGAAACTGTAGAAAATAGATCAATACCTCAGCTAGTTTTAATCCTGGCTGACTATCAATATAAGCATGCTTTTGTTGCAGATCATGAATTAAACGTTGTAGCATGTATGACAGAAATTATGGCAAACGTAGAGTTTAACTAATGCTAATACTATACACTCAACCTAGATGTCACTTTTGTGAGATTTTAAAGCGCATGCTCAGTAAGATGGATGGCGCTGAAGATTGTAAGTTTGTTGATATCACTAAAGATCCAGAAGCAAAAGCCTTTCTAAAAAAGAAAGGACATAAAACTGTTCCTATGTTATATTGGAGAGTGCCTGGACACGATATATGGATCAATAAGGACATTGATACTAAAAAGCTAACAGGTGAGAATTTAGGTCAACGGATAAAAGACGCGGTAGCAGCAACTAAGAAAAATAACTGTCTCGTGTTTGATGTCGATGGAACTATTACTCCTAGTAGAGATAAGATAGATCCTGTTTATGCGGAAGTACTATTAGAACTTTCTAAAAAGGTTGACATCTACTTCCTTACTGGATCTGACTTTGCTAAAACCAAAGAACAGTTGGGCGATCTAACCAAAGTTGCAAAAGGTAGCTATCAGTGTGCTGGTAATGAGTTGTGGGTAAATGATGAGTTGGTTAAGTCCGTACCTGAATTCAACATGTCAAAGGTAATGGTACAGTGGTGTAAACAACGACTAGCTGAAAGTTCATTTCCAGTTCGTACAGGTAAAAAGCATATTGATCTACGTCCTGGTATGATGAACTTCTCGATCATTGGAAGGGGCTGCACCAAAAAACAACGGCAGCAATACATTAAATATGATGAGAAAACTAACGAAAGAGAACAATTAGCGAGAGACTTTAACGAAGTATTTCATTCATATTCAGCTCAAATAGCCGGAGAAACTGGTATTGACGTATGTGAAGAAGGAAGAGATAAAGGACAGGTGTACAAACCGCTGCAAGAAGTGTATAATAGCATTATCTTCTTTGGTGATGATACGCAAGAAGGTGGCAATGATTATCCGTTTGCTAAACAGATACAATCTTTTCCTCATAGATGCTTCCATGTATCTGGTCCTGAAGAAACATTCGAACTTTTAGAAGGAATCAAAAGATTGTTTGTAGACGTTGTAGACGAATGGCCTGGAATAGACAGTGGAGTTGAAGGACAGTTATGAACCCGTTTGATTATTTAAATTCTATTAATACTAGTAAAAAAAATGTTATAACAGATGACATAACAGAAAAAGCTTATAACAGTTTTATGGTCAACCGATCGCTTTCTTATTTTAATGACACAGCTATACTAGCTAATGAGATGAATCGTTATCACCACCTTGATAATAAACTACAATTCGACTTTCTTATAAATATGGTTAGAAAGCGCAAACGCTTTTCTAAATGGATAAAGCCTCAAATTGAGAGTGACGTCGAAGTGGTTAAAAAATATTATGGCTATAGTAATGAAAAAGCTCGTCAAATATTACCGCTTCTGTCACCCGAACAAATAAATGGGTTAAAGAAGAAGGTGAATAAAGGTGGAAGAACAAGCACTAGTTGAGTGGTCTCCAACAGCAATGTTGGAAGTAACTCTAAACGAACCAGATGATTTTCTAAAGGTTCGAGAAACACTGACACGAATAGGTGTCGCATCCCGAAAAGATAAAAAACTATTTCAGTCTTGCCATATATTACATAAGCAAGGCAGATATTTTATAGTACATTTTAAAGAATTATTCTTACTTGATGGTAAGAAAGCAAATCTAGAAGAAAATGACGTAGCACGTAGAAATACTATTACTACTTTGATGTCAGACTGGGGTTTAGTTGAGATTCAAAATAATGAAGAAGCTAAACCGCTAGCGCCATTACGGCAAATCAAAATTATTCCGTTTAAAGAAAAAGACCAATGGGAGTTATGTCCTAAATATAATATCGGAAATAAGTAGTGTACGTAAAGGTTATTGATGACTTTTTACCAGACCATACTATATTAAAAATAGATCGTGAACTAGAAAATATAGTATGGCCTAAACATTTTACTAGAGCCGGCTCTGATATGTATGAAAGCACAGAGTTAGAAACTTTGCCTGTTCTTAGACAATTATACTTACAATTTTCAAGTAGACATTGGTTAAGTTATCTAGAACATGAGATAGGTATAAAAGGAATACTACCTGATCCTCATCTTATTGGAGCTGGTTATAGTGAAATAAGAAATGGCGGAGATCTTAAACCACATATAGATTTTAATTGGAATGATTCTATAAAACTATATAGAGTTGCTTCGCTAATAATATATCTTACTGATAAACATAATGGCGGTGAATTTAAATTTGAAGACAGAGATCCTATTGAGACAAAACGAAATAGAGCTCTCTTATTTGAACATAGTGAAACTATTCGACATATGGTGATGCCTGTAATAGGAATACGTAGAAGCGTTAGATTCTTTTATTATGCTTCTAAGTTAACAGCTCCTGAAGGTTATCATAGAAGTCTTTACGGATTACATAATGGAAAACCAGTGGATGTCAGAGAATAAATTTTATATTCCAATAAAAGATCCCTTTGATAATAAAAGAGGTACTTTCTGGAGTAGAGATATAAAATGGATTTTAAAGGGCAAAGTAGAAACATTAAGTGAATACACAATTATTGATACTAAGTGTAATAATTTTTTAATTTGTAATTATCTAGATCTCCCAAGATTTAAATTCAGAGAAAATATACCTTTAAATAAAGACATAAAAGATTTTTGTAAGAAAAATAATATAAAGATTGTAATATGTTTTTCTAGAGAAACTGTTAGGTCTGAAAAGAGATTTAATTCTGATGATTGGTATTGGATGTTTAACGGATGTGTTTCTGAAGAACGAGTCATTAACTTTAGTTTTTTTGATCACTCCTATGCAATAGGTAGATGGAAGCACTGTGGCACATTAGTTAATAACGTGGAAAAAACTAAAAAGTTTTCTATAGTATTAGGAATGTTAAATAACGCACCTAGATTATGGTGGTGTGTAAAACTTATTCACGATAATTTACACAATCATTCAGATATAATTTTTAGTAAGATAGTTAGCCCATTAAAAAAAGACTATGTACTTGATTTTGTTAATAAACACAATATTTTTAAACGTGACGAATATCTTTTAGATACATTTAAAAAAAATAAAAATTACGTACAACAAGATACCTTCGTAGAAAACGATTTAAATATTGAACGTTTATATGAAAGAGGAAGAGAATGGATTATACCAGACGAAGTTGCTAGTACATTAATCAATATTGTATTTGAAACTCGGCCATACGACTGGGGATATAGTTCCCTGACAGAAAAAATGTGGAAACCTATAATAGCAGGTATGCCTTTTTTATGGGTATCGTTTAGATATACTAAACCGTATTTAGAGAAAAAAGGATATAAGTTTTATAATTTTATAAACTATGCTTTTGATTCTATAGAAAGAGATAGCAAAAGATATAAAGCGGTATATGAAGAGTTTAAAAGATTAAATGCTTTTTCTTTTGACGAACTAAAAGCAATGATAGATAATGAAAAACATATTGCAGAACATAATAAAAAAGTATTTTATGGTATAGATTATGATAAAAGGTTGATGAATGTCTTTTCAAGCATTAAGTGATTTTGAAAACGAAGTGGCTGAATTTTTTGGCGCTCCATATGCAGTTGCAACAGATTGCTGTACGCATGCTATTGAGATGTGTCTTCAACTTAAATTTTATGTACATCTTGACATACCGGCAAAAACTTATGTTTCTCTACCTTTTATGCTTGAGAAAATAAAAATGCCATATCGGCTTGTAGATAAAAATTGGAGAGACTACTACTACGTTGCTGATGATATAATTGATGCTGCATTACATTGGGAAAAGAATGGATATATTCCAAAAACTAAAATGTGTTTATCTTTTCATTTTAAGAAACATATCAATATTGGTAGAGGCGGTATGATTCTTCTTGACAATAAAGAAGAAAGAGATAGATTAATACGTATGCGCCATGATGGTAGATCTATATACGAGAATAAAACCTATGGTGAAGAAGATATTACAGAGATTGGTTATCATTACTATATGACGCCTGAAACTGCTGCAATAGGTTCTGAAATATTTAAAAAGAAAAAAGATCTAAAGCCAGAAAGTAAAGGTAGTCCAGACTATCGAGACATTAGAAAATACACTTTTTTTAAAAAAAGTGACTAACGGCTATGTACTTTTGGAATATATACACTATATAAATAATATGGGTGCCGAATGATCGGGCCCAATATAACCTT